AAAGAGACTTTTAATACTTTCTGCCATTTACTTGGCTACATAATATATAAGGTCAAAAAGTATTTATAGATGCCTGTCACTCATACACCAAGACCCAAAACGGTTTCGGATGTTGTATCTAATTTATTACAACCATCCTTAACTTCCCATTTTGATGTTTTAATTGGGTTACCACAAAGTTCTCTTGGAACTCAGTTACGTCGATTCATAGGACCTAATCAAGATAAACTTCATTTGATGTGTTCTGATGCTGTTCTTCCAGGTTCTCAGTTAGCAACAACAGAGATGAATAATGACTTTACTGGAGTTACAGAAAGACATGCTTATAGAAGAATATATGATGAGACTATTGACTTAACTTTTTATGTTGATGCAGATAATCATTGGCCAATTAGATTTTTTGAAGAATGGATTAGTGCTATTGTGAATGAAGATCAGGAAGAAGCAATGGCAAAGGATTATTTTTATAGAGTTAAGTTTCCTGATGACTATATTGCTGATCAGGGATTGAGAGTTATAAAATTTGAAAAAGATATCGAAACAAGAAGAAGAGTTGGTGGTAGTTTTATGTCACTTCCAACTTCGAACCCTGCTTCATTAGAATATAAATTTGTAAGAAGTTTCCCTCGTAGCATAACTTCTATGCCTGTAACTTATGATGCCTCATCATTATTAAAATGTAGTGTTCAGATGACATATACTAGGTATGTTGTAACTCCATCTAATAGACCATTTAATAGACCGTCTCTAAATCCTAATATTATGGGATTGTTTAATTCTATTGCTGGACAAGCAGGTGGTGGTAGAGTAGCAAGTGGAATGATGTTACAGAGGGGTATTTTGGGACAAAATATTCGTAGAGCATTAGAACGTCAAGGACTTCCAGTTACAGCAGGTCGTGTAAGATTTACTGGAACGGGTAATAATATGGTTGTAAGTCCATTTTAACCCCTATAAATAAAGTACACTGAATTGTATTAGGATATTATGCCTTTACCAAAAATTACGACACCGACGTATGAGTTGGTGTTACCCTCTACTGGAAAGACTGTTAAATATAGACCATTTCTAGTTAAAGAAGAAAAAGTACTTGTAATTGCATTAGAGAGTGAAGATAATAAGCAAATCACCAATGCAATTAAAGCAGTACTTAAATCTTGTGTTCAAACAAAAGGAATTAAAGTAGAGACTCTTCCTACGTTTGATATTGAATATCTTTTTCTTAACATCAGAGGTAAGTCTGTTGGTGAGCAATTAGAAGTTAATATTATTTGTCCTGATGATGAGGAAACTCAAGTTCCTATTTCTATTAATTTAGATGATATTGAAGTTGAAAAGAGTGAGGAACATACGAATAAGATCAAACTTGATGATAATTTGATGATGGAAATGACATATCCTTCATTAGATCAGTTTATTAAATCCAATTTTGATTTTAATGATAATAATCAGATGGATCAATCCTTCCAATTGATTGCATCTTGTATTGATAAAATTTATAGTGATGAAGAAGTATGGGCAACAGCAGATTGCACTAAGAAAGAAGTAAATGAATTCTTAGAGTCAATGAATTCTGCTCAGTTTAAGGAGATTGAAAAGTTCTTTGAGACAATGCCTAAACTTAAGCATGATATTAAGGTGACCAATCCCAAGACAGGAGTGGAAAGTGATGTAGTACTGGAGGGATTAGCGTCTTTTTTCGCGTAGGGATGGTGCATATGAATCTGGAGAATTACTTCAGACTCAATTTTGCGTTGATGCAGTACCATAAATATAGCTTAACAGAGATTGAAAATATGATACCGTGGGAACGCGATATCTATGTGGGTCTTC